TGGTGCTCGTGTTTCTTATCAGGATTGTCTGAGAGGTGGTTATGGATTGATTCAATGGACTTCCATCAATCGTTATAGAGGACTTGGAAACTTTGCAGTGAAGTATAGTTGCAATCCAAGTGAATTGGAATGTCAGGTTCGTTGGATGATTAATGAACCTATCTTCCAACGTGTTCTACCACAATTTGAAGGTGGTGGACAAACAGTATCTTATTACATGAGACCTGCATACTACTGGTTAGGATGGGGTATCAAAGGTAACAGGGAAATCTATGCTTATGACTACACTAAGAAAATGGTATGGGTATGACATCAGAATCAATTGAAAACTTGGAGGCACCATTATTTGAATATGGTTCTGGACATTTAACTCAGGGTTATGGTTCTTTCGTGGGAGTTCCTTCTCCTGAGTATTTGAACGATGACTCTTGGTTTGGTCCGGCTGTTTTATCTGAAAAACAAATGACTATTAAAGAAGCATATGAACATGCAGTATCCGAAAGGCAATTACTGCATGAGGATGATACAGTAGAACCAAAAGATATTCATGAGACTATCTATCGTATTGCTACAAGTAGTGGTAAAACTACAACAAAACTGAATCCAACTAGTGTTGGTGGTTGGCAATCTGGAATTGGTTTGGGATAATTTATATGATTGGAGATTGGCGTTACAATGAACAGAAGTTAAAACTTCGTGAGTCTGCACTTAAGGTTCTTCTCACTAAATATGGTAGTCAACTAAAAGAATCATTACCTGAGAATAGTAATCAATCAATGTATGAATGTTCTCATGATTGGGTATCTCAAGGCAATGTAAATACTAATGGAATTATAAAATACTTTGAAACATATTACAAATGAAAAAACTTTTACTATCTCTTCTTGGATGTGCTGCACTAGCAGGAACAGCATATGCAGGAGATGAAAAAATAACTAGAGGATACTATACTAATGATTCTTTGGGTTGCATGATCTTACGAGAATGTACCGATAATGTTCAAAGAATCACAAGTATCAAAGACATTCAAGATAATTATCCTAACTCTGATTATTCTGCTGTTGCTAATGAGTTTAATGAGATGTTGGACTCCCTTGATAAAATTGGAGTTATGGTTTTTCTAGGAGATCAGAAATATTTTCCTGTAGGTAATCGTGGTGTTTATCATACCGTAAGTAATAACTTTTTTCTGAATGATGCATTCATGGGCAGACAATCTACATTGATGAGTGTAGTTAGACATGAAGGATGGCACGCTGCACAAGATTGTATGGCAGGAACAATTAATAATTCATTGATTGCTATTATCCTTCCTGAAGATGATGTTCCATCTATTTGGAGAGAAATGGCAGAAAGAACTTATCCAAAATCTGTTCTTCCTTGGGAAGCAGAAGCAGGGTGGGCAGGTAGAACTGAAAGAATGACTGCTGATGCACTTGCGGCATGTGCTACAGGAAAAATGTGGGAGATTTATGAACCTACTACGTTAACCCGTAAATACTTAGTCAAAGAAGGTTACATTACTAAATAATAACATCCTAAACAGGAAACCTACCAAGAAGAGTTTTGTGAAACCTCTTGTGTTATAATGGTGAACTCTTTGTTGGATAACAAAAATTCAAGTATGACATCTTTAACAAGAGATATACTAATCAAGACTATCGTTGCCGAAGAAATGAAAATGTGCGATAGTTCTGATTATAGAGAACAATTGCAAAAAACATATCATAAATGGGAACATGAGTCGAGTAATGTTCTCTGTCAAAAATTTAATCAAATAGAAAAATCTAATATTACTGTTGATATATTAAAACCATAAATATATTTGTTCAAAACTATCATATCAATGCTTCCAAAAAAGAAGAAAGATCATGATGATGGATTTAATTGGCATGAGGAAGGAATTTCTAGTTTGGTTAGATTAATTGTATTAACATGGACTGGTGCAATATTGACTCTTAATTACGTATCAATACCAGGTATTCCACAACAAAAAATTGACCCTACTTTTATTGCTAGTGTATTTACTGGTACTCTTGCAACTTTTGGTGTGACTCCATCTAAATCTAATGGGAATGGTAATGGTGGACAACAAAAAACAACAACAGTAACAGTTCCTGTTCCTAAACCAAAAGATGAAGAGGATAAAAAATGAACTTTGGACCTAAAGCAATTAGTACTGGCATTCTTTGGTTTGTTGGAGTTTCTATTGGTGTTGCTCATATTGGTGCTTTAGGTCATTTATTAAAACTTGCACCTTCAGAAAGTATTAATCGTCCAATAATACAAATTCCTAATGGGAATTATTCTTCATATGAAATGGATGTAACTAAAGATGGATATAGTGTAAGATATAAAGCTAATGATCCTAAGGTTTTGTCGAGAGAAAGGTCATTAGATTTAAATAGAGAAAAGAAAGGATTTTTTGGTGGTGGAATTGAAAACAGAACAGAATATAGTTTAGATGAGTACACAGCAGAAGGATATCGCAATACACAAAGAGGTGTGATTACAGGTGAGGGAAAGTCTGCAAAAGACATAGAATGCATCGTGGCGGACGCTGGAGCACGGTCACAAGGTGCAATAGCAGGAACAGCAATTAGCACTGGTGTTCTACTTCCTGCTTTAGTTAACATTCCTTATGTTGGATGGTTGGCAGCAGGATGGGCAACTTTAATAGGAAATAAAATTGGTTCCGAAGTTGGATCTGAAGTTGGTAGTGTATTTAATGACTGTTGATCATAAATTTGAATACCAATGGGGTGGTGAAGATACTTGGTATACAAAGTCAAAAAGATGGGCCAATAAACAAAACCCTATTGTTCGTCATCTTGCATTAGGATTTATTGAATGGTTGTGGTTGAAATGGATAGAAGGTAAAGTCCGAATGGAAATGGCATCTGTCGATAAGCAGACAGAAGAGATTGTAGAAATATGGGAAAATGAAGATAAACCAATTATAAAATCAACACCTTCTAAAGTAGAAGGACTAGATATTATAAGTATCTCTACTACTGATGAATCTGATTCTTCGTCCACTTGATAATGTAAATGATCCTGTGTGGTCAGTGATCTTTATGGTATTTCTTTCTGTTTGTATGGCAGGTTATACTATCTACTATATATTAGGTGTTGATAAGAGGGAATTACATGGGACAAATGACACCACCGAGCAGGAAGAGCTGCTACAACTTCCGAGTGACGGAGATCAATCGTGTTCTTGATGGTGATACTATTGATGTTACTATCGACCTCGGGTTTGATCTATACAAGAAAGAAAGAGTTAGAGTTGCAGGAGTTGATACACCGGAAAAGAGGACGAAGAACTTAGAGGAGAAGGCACTTGGAATCGACGCAACTAACTGGCTTAAAGAAAAGTTGGAGAGTACTATTGCTGGTGATGACGAGTTGTCTGTTAGGACTGAACTTGTTGGTGGGGTCGGTAAATATGGTCGCCTTCTCGGATGGTTATATATTGGGGACGCAGAAGTATCATTGAATGAGCAGATGATTACTGAAGGATATGCTCATGCATATGATGGAGGCACTAAAGATATGAACCTTGAAGCACTTCGTGAAATTCGTAGAGCACATGGCACATTAGTGGACTAATGGAAAAAGATAAACCTGTATCTGTATCTGATGATTCAAAAGTAGCAATACCACTCAGGAACCTTATTAGTATCTTAGGTGCCGTTGCTGTATCTACCTGGGCATACTACGGTGTTATTGAAAGACTTAACTCTTTAGAAAGCACTGTTGATAGTCATTGGGAAGAGATTGAAGAAAATGATGATTGGATTGATGAGTTTGAACCACCTAAGGCAGTTCAGGATACTGTAGAACGAGTTAGACAACTGGAACTCAGACTGGTTAAAATAGAAACCATTATTAATATGGAGAAGTGAAATGAGGAGTGGTTTATTTGTGTTTGGATTTATAACTTTATTAACTTATACGCTACATATTACATGGACTATAAAAAAAGGTAAGAACTAAAATGCAAAAATTAGTTAACGGAATCGCATTACTTTCGGGGATAGTATCACTTTCGATAGTTGGTGCGGGAACATACCTTTATATGAATAAGGATGCAATGATTGAGCAGGTAAAAGAGCAAGCAATCACCCAGATTACAAAGTCAATTTCGGAAGCATTGCCTAGTATTATTGATGAAGCAATCCCAGATATGCCTGAAATACCCAAAGTTCCCAATAAAACTGGTGGAGTTATTCTTTTTTGAATGAAATTTTATGAGAATTGTTAAATAGTAACGATGTTTTTATTATCTAAAAATGGCTAGATCAGTTCCTTCAAAAAAGAAAAAGGATAATCAGGATAAATTTTTTCTGTATGTAATTTTCTTTCATCTTTTTACGGCAATTTCAAATATCTTTAAAGACTGATGCCACAAATTAATGATGTAAGGATTGTAGAAATATCTGAAACTGGTGTCCCTCCTATAAGAAGTATTTTTACTGGTCCACCTATATCATTACCTAACTCTCCACCAGTTACTTTAATTATTGGAACACCAATAGTCGATATTCCTGGATGTGTAGAAGCAAATATTGATGGACCGGGATTAGTTAAAGATGATCCAAATGGGAATGTTGTTTTTTGTGATGGTCAAGTTCCTTCTTTCAATCCAATTAACTATGATCCAGAAGAAGAATTAAAATTAACTGGACCACCAGAAGCAATAGCACCTAAGTTAGATCTTGAAGATGATATTGAAATAAATCAAACTCCTCAGGTTTCTATACCAAAGACATCAAGTATTACTAGTCCTTCTTGTGAAATAGATGAGGAATATAATGAGCAATTGAAAAAATGTGAGAAAAAAAATAATGAAGAAACTGTTGAATTAATTAAAGAAAATACTTTCATTGAAGAATATTTACCATCAGCAGCAGAAGTTTCCACAACAGTTACGATTGCCACTGCTGCTGCCGCTGCTGCTGTTTTTGGAAAACCTTTAGCAGAAATTTTATTAAAGTTAATCAAACCCCTTGTAAAGAAG